AGCTTAAGGAAACGCCTACTGTGCAGGACATTCCACAAAGCGTCTCCACCTTATCTCAACTGCCTATGACAGATGCGCTTCGCATGATTGAAATCATGCACGACGAAGAACATTTGACAGATTGGAAGAAGATTGAAGGTCGCGTCAGGGTTCGTAATGCCATTCACAAGCGGATTGAACTAATCAAAACTGGGAAGGCGTGATCATGACTGTCACTTACGAAACCTTCCTAGAGCGATTCCCTGAGTTTATTCCCCATCCATCGGGAATTGTCAATGGGGCACTAACTGAAGCAACTGCTGATGCTAGTGAAGATGTATTTGGCAATCAAACTGATCGCGCCGTAAAGCATCTTGCCGCACACATTATTGCTATTCAACTTGCACAAATGGGCGTTCAAATTGGCGCCACTGATGGCAAGGTATATGGCAAGGGACTCGATGCCACTCAATACGGCCAAGAGTTTAAACGAATGCTTGAAACCATCGCTGGTTCTTCTTCCATTGGCTTTGTCGCATGATTAACGGGCTTTCGCCATTAGCTAATGCCTCCCCTGTGTGGGCTGTTGCTTCTGGCTATGCCGTTGATTCTGACACAGGAAATTTTACCCCCCTGTCTTCAGGCGTGACATATTATGCGAGTTTAAGGCAAAAGCGCAACCCAAGATACGACCATTTACTTGGTGCTGATAATACAGCCGTGTATATGGAAGGACGCCTGACAGGGCCATTGGCTCTTTCTGGCATTACTCCTGGAAGTTCTGCTGCTGCCACTATCAATGGAAGGGAAGGACGGTTTGAGCTATTGCCTAACGAACAAATTGCTGAGCATTATTGGCAATTTCTCGGCACGCCAATCAGAGGCATTTTTAGACTGGTTGGCAAAGGAAGCGTACAGAACGTTTGACGCTTAACCACTTTCTTTCCATTGAGGAATTTTCATGGCACTCTACCATCCCACTGAACTGGTTAAGAGCCAAGACGTTATTGTACGTGTTGGTTCTATTGCTGGTACTGCCCGCCCTGTGATCACGCAGAGCGGCGCTACGTTCACCGTGAGTGGCGCTCCCACTCTCTACACCCTGCAGGCTGCTACGACGGCTTCTGTGGCCTTTAACGACGGCAATCAGGAGTTCTACCTGCTTGGCGGCGGCGGCTTTGCTGATAGCGTGATCGTCACGTCTCAGGCAACGGCTTCCATCACTTCTTACTTCCAAAAAGATGTTGATGGCACGGTCTTTATTCCCAACAGTTTTGACGAAGCTTTCCAAGTAATTGCAGAAAGCCGCTACAACAAGAACCACGAAGTGTACGTGGAAATCAACAAGCAACTGGGCGCTAGCGGCAACACGTTCTTCTACGACCGCACGGCATTTGTTGCTTGCGTGATGAACTATAACGAAAGCTATCCTGCTGATAACCTTGTGGAAGTGACCTTCGATCTGACCAGCCGTGGTCGCATTGGCATTCACCAGAATGCTGAGAACACTGGCAGCATCATCCCCGTGGCTCCTAACTGAGCCTTCTTCCCATAGACCTAGTACAGCTAGTATTCTCGCTTGACGAGACTCAAAGGCTTTTTAGGCACGGTTTCTGTTAGCCTTCCTTTATGGGAGGCTTTTTATTGTGAACATCTCGCAACTGCGCAGCACGATTACGACTTTGCTTTCTGCTACGCCAGGCTTGGTGGGCTCCTACACGCTTCCTGATGGAACAAAAATTCCAGCAATTTATGTGCAAGGAAGGCAAAGTGTTCCTTCTGAATGGAAAGTAGAAGGCTTAGAAGTGGTCATTCAAGAATTTCCTGCGCTCATTCCAGGTGCTGCGATTGGTAAATACAAACAGAACAAACAATGGACCGTAGTGGCAGTCAATTATGATACCACCAGCGACAACCTGTCTAAAGCCGCAGAACGCCTTGCAAGCCGCTTCCCTGATGCACGGTTTTCTTTTTCACCAGAGTCGGACATCGCCTATGGCCAATATAGAATTACCATTCCAGATGTCAACATGGCTTTTCTCGCTAAATGAAACGGTATAAATTGCTAAAAAGCGAATGCAACAAGGCTTGGTTTTTTAATGCCTCTATAGAGGGTAATTTTTTAAAAGCTGGTTTTGCTTGTTTTTTGCCTGGAAACAATTTAGACATTGTTGTATCCTGTGATGGCGCTCAGCTCCAAGCAGCCCTTCCCGGCAAGGTAATAAATAATGTATTGCCCGTTAGGGTGGTCAATGCTAGACTCTGCCTACTGTAAAAGTCATCATGAGCAAGTATTCGGAATTTTTTCTTCTGTCCTCCCCTGAGTACGAAGAAATTAGTGACAAGCTGCGTTTGCGGCGTTATGGAAGCTGGCTAGCAGAAGAGTCTTGGCTGAGGGACGAGCAAAATAAAAAGCGGGCTCAATTTACGCTGCAAATTATTTATCTTGCCCGTAAAATTGCTAAAGCTAAAGATATTGACGAAGAAGAAGCTTTCCAGCTTTTGCAGGGCACTGGAAAAGAAAGCACAATGGTACTAGGGGAGTTCACAGACGAAGCATCAGAACTTATGACCTTAGTGCCTTCCAATAAAGATCAGGTTGAAAGCCTTGTGACTATCTTCTTTCGAAACAGAGGCGAAGTGTTAATGGGTAAAAAATGGACGCCTTGTGATGATTGGACAAAAGAAGACACCGGCAAGCTGCCAAAAGCAATGCTGGATGCAGTAGAGCAATTCATGATGCAAGAAGACGCATCAGAAGATGGCAATAGCGAAATGGAGGGCGAAGAAGAAGACCCAAAGCCAGCTTCCTAAAGCGACTAGAACAAAGTTGTGAGCGAATTGTCGATGGCTCGACTGATTGGCTCGCTGTGTATTGTCGCTTGCTGTCTTTTCCCATCGCAGAACCACTGCTTCAAGCAGAGCGCTTTGGGAAGGTGCCAGTTAAATTTCTGTTGGCTTGCATTGAATCGTTAGAACAAAATCGACAAAATGTTATTAATGCCGAAAGCATTTCATCCGCCAAGCTTGGAATGGTGGTACTTGGAGCATTGGGAGGAAAAACAGTTAAAGCAAAATTACAAGACTTTTTACCGTTTGAACCACCCAGGTCAGAGGAAGGTCTTTCTTCGGCTACGATAGAAGCAATGAAGTGGGCTCTTAAGCATGAAACACTTCCTCCCGCTGTAGTAGGTATGCTGGGAGCAGAACTTGGCTAAAGTAAAAACAAGTTGTCTTTGATAACGTGCCCATTTCAGACAATATTACAAATCGCTTAGTGCGACTAGAAGGTGCTTTTGGTCGTGTTTTTGAAGATGCAATGGATTGGGCTGAAAATAATTTTCAGGAAGAAATTCAAGCCATCAAGTGGGGATGGCCTGGTAAAACCATTCGCAAAAGTGGCGAAGAGGCTGGCACCATTAGGAATATTGTCGATTTAGGTGGGCTAATGGCGAGCCAAAAACGTGAAAACACTGGGAAAGATAAGACTGCTTTTGTGTGGACAGGCGCCGACAAAAACGGAGCGGAAAAAGCTTATGCATTAGAAGTGCATGATGGGTATTCGTCTAAATCTGGGGGGAGGCTGCCTGCCCGTCCTTTTACTGATAATGCTATTCAACAGCTTCCCAGTGTTGTTGACGCTTTGATTGCCAAAGAGGTGACAAGCAATGGCTGAATACAGACTTGAGTTTATTGCAGACTCTAGACGCGCAGAAACGTCTATTGAAGACCTTAAAAAGTCAATTACAAAGGTTACAAAAGAATTTGAAAAAGCTGAAATTGGTGCCGAAGATTTTGCAGAAGCGGCAAGCAACTTAAGCGCACTAAAGAAAGAATTAGGAGATGCAAGAAGTGCTGTTGTCAACATTGACAAAGCTTATCGCGACCTTAACAAAGCAGTTGAAGCCAATTTTAACGCTTATGTTCAAGCGGGCAGCGCCGCGGAACGCCATCATAAAAAATTAATTGACTTAGTTCAAGATTCCTTTAAACAAGAAGATCAATTAAGAGACAAAAATTATCGAGCAACTCTTAGCGATTGGGATCGGCGTTTAAATGCAGCCGTAAACGCAAAGAAAAAAATTGCTACACAAGAACGAGCAATTGCAGAATTTCGCGCAGGCATGGGAGCTAGGGGCGCAATCCCCGCTGTTGCCAGCCCCGTTCGTGGCGGAATTGCTTTTCCTGGTAGCCCTGAATATTTTGAAGAAATTAATAAAGCAGCCAAA